TGCCGGGGCCTAATCGAAACCCCGGCATCGGCTTGTTCCGGATGCTCCCTACCCTCCGCGACGCCTGATCTTGAGACTTCGGCTCGGCATGCAGCACCTCCTCCTTCGGCGAAGCCGCCGCCTTCGGCAGCCTTGGCTTTCTCCTAGCTTTGACCTTCGGCATCTTGGGAATCTCCTCCCTGCGGGCGGTTCGTGTTCGAGCGGACACGTTACACGGATCCTCTGCTCTGCGGCTAGTAGCCCGTCACGGTGCTGCGCGTCGCGAGGCGCCGGGCATGGTCGATTTCGGCCCGATGCGCCGTGATCGAGGGGACAATTGCAGCGGCGGTGCCCAGCAGATCCAGGCAGGCGGTGCCTGCGTCGAGGAGGTCCACCGTGGCAAACGTCGGAAACCCCTTCATCTCTTCGAAGAAGTCACGGAGGCCTCGCCGGATGAAGAAGTCATGGCCCTCGACATACGGGGCAAGGGTGCGGATCCGGGCATGTTTATCCCCGACCGGCGTCTGGTCGACGACAGGAAAGCGGTGTTCTAGACGAATCTGCTCCTTGTACAGCGGAAACTTGAGCGTGCGGCTGAAGTTCACGGCTTCAATCCCCGCCTTATGACACTTGAACCGCTGATGGAGGCCGATGAACTTGGCGTAGAGGAAGGCCGGGTTGCGTCGCTCCGCGAAAGCGTCGAGGACGAACAGGCGACCTCGCGTGTCCTGACCCATGACCACCATGGCGTTGCGGGCGTTCCGCTTCACGTCCCGTTCGCCCGACGCCGGATCCCACATGAGAACACGCTTGAGCGCGTCGAAGTCGAGGGTCTCGACCTCTCCATTGTGGTGGTCGATCACGAGATCGCCGTCCTGGTTGAAGCGGAACCAGCCGATGTCGCTCTCGGCGAACTCTGCAAGCGCCGGATCCTTCGGGTTGTTCATGTAGAGCATCGAAAACATGAACTGGCCCTGCTTACGCATGAGGCGGTCGCAGCTCTCCTCCGGAAACAGACGAGGGAAGAAGAGATACTTCTTATCTGCATCCGGCGCGTAGACGTCGGGGTCCATCCCCCAGACGGGAGGCCGTTGCGTTTCCTCGGCTTCGCGGCGGTCGCGGAGCAGGTCTTCTCGGGTCCACCGGATCGGCCGGACCATAAACTCGTACGTCTCCGACTCGTTCGCGATGATCTCCGAGTAGAGGTCGTCGACTCCCCACCGCGTACCGATCAGGAGGTCGTAGGCCGTCTGCTCCTCGACGAAGAGGGCCTCGGCAGCGCGGTAGCCATTCTTGATCCGTTGACGGACCGCAGGCGACAGCATCCCTTGCTCGTCTTCGAGGTCATCCTTGATCTGCAGCGTGTAGTGGCGGGAGACGATGTGGGTATCGATCCCGGCGGCCTCAATCGTGTCTTCGCCATACATCCCCTCCCTCGGAAACAGGAGGTTCGTATCGGACCACGTCGTCCGGCTCACATCCGGGATGATCTCGGGATAAAGCCAGCGGAGGGTCTCGTTCCGTTCAATCTGCTGGCGGATGCTGCGAATCTGCTTCGAGGCGTTCGCCTGAGCGAAGCTCCAGAGGAGGATGCGATGCTCGCGGCCCGGCAGGCCCATGAACATGTCCTGGATCAGGACCCAGATGGGAAAGCTCTTGCTGCCTATCGTCGACTTGAACGTGTCCCGGGGCACCAGGCAGACCTTGCGGCTCTTCGGAACTCGCTGAACGAATTCACAAATCTCACGGTGCGGGACCACCTCAATCTTATCCCACTTCAGGATCGCCGTCGAGAGGAAGTAGAGGCTCTTGCGGCCATTCGCCCGGTTCATCTCGTAGAGCTCGTCCGCCCTCGACTCCGTCGGGAGCTTTAGCCCCAGGTCGGCAAATCGCTCCCGTTGTGCGTCCCGCGTCAAGATGTCCAAGCGGATCCTCTACTCCGTAATGCGAGGCGTCAGCTAGCGCTTCGGCTTCGCCTCCGGCGGCTCCGGCAGGCTGTGATCGGGCTTCGCACCAGGCCTCGCCGAAGGCAAATCGTGGTCCGGTGCGGGCCTTGCCGTCGACTCCGTCGCGGCACGCCGAACCTGCGCTTCCGTGACTCGCACCGCGGCCTGCTCCTCCTTCGTCAGCGGTGGGATCCGCTGCGAGTCGGGCCGCACCGTCACAGGCTCCTCGGCCGCTTCCTTCGCTTCGCTTCGCGCATCGTGCTTCGGTTCCATTCTTCCTCCTCCTCCTATCAGACGTTGGCCGTAGCGGCACCCTGCTCTGTGGGTGTGGAGTCGGACGGCGGACTGTCTGGGCCCAGCTCCGTAAGCTCGCCTTCGAGGGTGTTTGGCGTGAGCCCAGCTTCACGGGCTCGCCGCATGAAAACTTCGACTGCTTCCCCGGTCAGCACAACAGTTCGGACCCCGCCTGCCGCCACCTTCCTCTGCGGAGCGTAGCCCGCCCTGTCTAGCATATCCTGACACAGCTCGGCTTCCAGCTTCGGATCATTCGTCATCTCAATGATCTTCAGCAGGCGGTCCTGCATCTCCGGTGCGACCTCCTCGAAGCGGCTGGAGACGTCTACGCGGCCGACCGGCGCAGCAACGCCATCATAAACCCGGCGCAGCACCCAGTCTTCGTAGCGCTGGTAGTCCGGGTCCTCTGCCCAACGGCGAACCGTATTGATGTTAACCGCGAGGCGCTTCGCAAGCTCCCCAAAAGTAATCGTCGGTTCATCCGCCCGGAGCGCAGCCACGAGCTTCCAGGCCGGGCGTATCGCCGCGCCATACGTCTCCTCGCCCAACGCGGACATTGCCGACGGAGAAGGCCCAGCGACAGCAGTCATTCTGTCCTCATTATACCGGAGCCGCGGGCTGCAAAGCAACGGGCCATTGTTCCTGGCGAAGCCTGATCTTTGACCTTCCAACGCAAAAACCCCCGACGTTTGGGGAAGGCCGTATATAGCCGAATTTGAAAATTGTGTCTGGGGGTATGGGGGGTCTAGAGTAGTGTATGGTTGTTGTTGGATGAAGGAGGTTGGATGTATGAGGCTGGATGAGTTGAGGAAGGTGGAGAGGGAAGTGGATGGTTGGTACACTGAGGTGGTTAGGAGAGAGGAGAAGAATGATTGGTGGTCGAGTGTGAGGATTGAGATGCAGACGTACTTGGTTTCGTTGGATCATCTGATTGAGGATGAAGAGAAGGTGAGGATGAACTGATGACGAGAGAAGACATCGTTTCGATCTTGACTTTGGTCCTTGCAGGAGTTACCTTGGGCATTGCGATCGGCTTAGGTTTGTTCCCTTAGAAGATCGTGAGGTGGGATCTTGATGAGATCCTATCTCAGGGTTGTCTAACCCGGAAAGGAGGGAAGTGAGATGGAACTCCGCGAGTTCGCAAAGCAAGTCAACGATGCTCTTCAGCTCGTTGATGCACATGCTCGACCGGACGTCGTCGTCGTCGTCGGTAAGAAGCCTGTGAAGAAGCTTGAGCTGGCCGCTCCGAAAGGATCCGAAGGCCTCGAGCTTCGCATCGTCGTCTAGTCGTCGATCGTCAACCCTTCTCGCCTTGAAAGGAGGTGAGAGACATGGCAAAGCTACAGATCGAAGATCCCAAGAAACCGATCTACGCGCTCGTCGTGCGTAGCGTCGGCGACGGGAAGTTCGCGAACAAGCTCGTGATCCCGCTGACGAAGCAGCAGGAGATCGAGCTCGCCTGGCACCGCAAGGACCAGGAGCGCTAAGCACTGCTAGGAGGGATGAGGCGTAAGCTTCATCCCTCCAGTGGAGGGCTTAGCCTCCAGAAGGAAGGTGTGTGATGGACGTTGTTGTGAAGTCGGACTACGACGGTTACTTCGAGAGTTGGGTCAAGGGCTGGATCCAGCAGAAGGTGGAGATGGGCAAGCCCTTCAACCACAAGAGGGTGGTGATCACGTCAGGACCTTGGAGAAGCTACGCCGTCAGCTTCGAGAAGGCCGGAGAGGAGTTGCGACTCGACTTCTACTCCGCGTTGCGAGCAGGGTTCGGCGGAGTCACAGCCTCGGAGATCCGCGAGATCATCGAGCTGCTGTAGGAGGAGAGATGACATTCGAAGAGTGGAAGCGTCGCGTTGAGGCGTACATCATCAGGAAGCTCGGGATCGATTCCGAAGCACTTCCTGACTGGGACTTCCAGCGAGCGTGGAAGGACGGAATGGCTCCGTCGAAGGCGGCTGCGGCCTGCATAGCAGCGGCGAGGAGGTTTTGATGGAGCGTGAGTTGATCCTCCCGTCGGTCCACGATCGCCTGATGGAGAACTACTCTCGTCTCCAGCCGGCGTACACGACAATCGAGAGAGGGGAGGATGGAGACTAACATGCCGAAGGTCAGAAGAGCGCTCGTCGAAGAGTTCGCCCGGAGAGAGGCGTTTCGTCGGATCCACACTGCTGTGGATTCGAGGCGTCGCCAGCTTGTGATGAAGGCTTTCCGTGAAGACGACGGAGAGACGAAGATCAAGATCCTCCGGACGGAGATCCAGGAGAAGCTGAACAAGGACTTGGAGGGCCTGCACCACCAGTACTTCGAAGACTAACCGGCGCGGGGAGAGCTCTCATCGGAGAGCTTCTCCCGGGGCGGTTAGCCCCAGCAAGGATAGGTGCTTCCTATCCGTTTCGTCGTTCGTGTCAGGAGAGTGTATGAGCAACCAGGTTACGTTCCCGTACGCGTCGTTCGAGCAGGGTCACGCCGATGGCTGGAAGAAGCTCGGCGGCACCGCTGAGGCGTACCGCTTCATCGTCAACGGGTACAAGGGTACCATTTGGCGGAAGCAGTCGAACTCGAAGCGGCAGGACATGACGAAGGAGGCGATCCGGCTCTACAAGGCCCACTTGGCCAAGAGCGGCGGGGATCGCGCCGATCGTCAGATCGCGACGCCGAAGCCGCAGGGTAAGTAGCTGCGGAGCGGGGGAGGGAGGAGGAGCTTCGGCTCCTCCTCCTCTTCTTCGTTTTTTAGGGTGAGAGGCTGATCGACCGCTCCTGGCCATACGTCTGCCTGGCAGGCCAATGCGACAGAGCCGCCCCGCCCCGGGCCGGGCCTCGCCGCAGAGGACCCGACTCTGCGGAGGCTGCGCCCAGAGCAACAGGCGATGCCACGGAGGAAGGAGGCACGAACTTTCGGCGTTGGATTCTCTTGGTCGTTCTCCAAGTACGTGAAGTCAACGCTCAGACGTTCGTGGTGAAACTGCTCAATAGAGTCGCGTTAATTTCGGTGCGAACTCCAGCCCAATCACGATTACTTGCCCGTCTTAACCCATTGATTCTAAACGACTTAGATCTGTTCGGACCCCAGATTCTGCCTTGCATTCAGCTAAATAAAACTACAGACCACGGGGAGGGACCAAGGAGTAGTATATGTATTAGTCCAATATTTCTCTCCTCTATATCGTGTGCTCTCTCCGTGAGCTGTATCCCCCGTCTCTTTTTTGATTTTAGGTGCCTGGCATGGCATGTAAGGGGTGCGGAACGCTTCTAAAGCCTTTGTTTTCAATGGGATAGGATGGGCAGTGTTTGATGTTCGGGCTAGGCAACCAAACTTCTCGCGGACGCGATGACTTGACGGTTGATTTCCAACACAATGTGTGGTATAATATACCATACTGGCAACGCTTCGCCAGGAGGAGGATAGATGGAACCTGTGGTGGTGGTCAAGGCAGAGCCGATCGTCTTCAGGACGGATCCGCTGCTGGCAGAGTATCGACTGCTCGATCCGATCAGCCGACGGAACGCTTGGACGATGTCCAGGCTCGCAGTGCAGCCGGACGGAACAACGGTGACCGTCCTGCGGCTGCTCGCGAAGTATATGTTCGGGGAGTGGGACGATGCGTCGGCCTTCCCGCACTGGAAGGATGGTGACTGGACGAACGAGACGAAGGAGAATGTTGTCCTGGCGATTCGGAGCTTCTCTGGGACGCGGAAGAGGCATCCGCAGAAGAGTGCCTTTGGCATTCCGTCGGGCACGCCAGAGTATATGAAGAGGTGGAGGGCAGCGAACGCAGAGAAGGTGAAGGCCGCACAGACGACGTACCGCCGCAAGAGATCCGACGCGATGAAGGAGATTCGGAGGCAGCTTGCGGCCGCTGCACCGGTCGCCGCTCCTGCACCGAAGGTGAAGAGCCTGCTGGAGAAGTTGGCGGAGGCCGCAGCCGCCGAGCCCACGGAGTAGGGTGCCGCCCGCCGCTACGCCATGCGAAGCATCCGGACGGGTACAAGACCCTTGCTTTGCCGTACCTTAGTGTAGTATAATAGATCATGGCGATTTCAACATACACGTTTGATAAGAGTGTACGGCATGCACCGGTCAGCATTCGCTGCCCGGCTTGCGGCTCCGCGGTGACGCTTCGGGCGGCCGTGGAGATTCACGTAGGTCGATGGAAGCTCGTCGGACGCTGGAAGAAGACCCCCGGTGGTACGCGTATTCGCAGGGTGCTCTTCTACGTTCCGATGATCAAGCGGGTGGCCGGGTGCCCCACCTGCAGCGTGAAGCTCATGAAGGTGAAGACCCCAATGCCGAATCCGAAGTGGGGTCCGGACAGTGAGCGCGCGTTCCTACCATTGGCACCGAGGGAGGCAGCAGATGAAAGCGTACGTTGATGTGAGGGGACCGTGGCCAGTGCTGATCGTTGGCATGTCTGGCTGGGTGCTCGACGGAGCACCGCGCAGCATTACGGTCCAGGAAGCGAAGCGGCTGGTCGGCCTGGAGCCTGAGCCGCCAGACGTGCTCGACGCTCTCAGGACGGAGGTCGACAAGCTGACGCCGGAGGCGGTCAAGGCACAGCTGGAGAAGCTCCGGGCGATGAAGGCAGGCTACGAGCCAGACTACGACGACTCCGGACCGAGGACCGGCGCGTGATCGTCGTGGTGATGCCACGCTATGAACCGTAAGGAGGAGCAGATGAACCTGGACGAACCGCTACGCGAAGTGATCATCGAGCCTGTGGCGGAGCCTACGGAGGCTCCGTCGCGAGAAGAACCGCAGCCTGCCCCGCAGGAGGAGCCTGTCGGTGTCCCAGCCCGTTCCTGACTACTTCCAGGCACTGATGGGGCTCCGCGCCTGGAGTCAAGTCCGCCTCGAGCTCCACGCATTCGCTCGAGGCGGCTTCATCTGGCTGCCGGGCACGAATGAAGCGGTCTGCAACCGGACGACGCGCGTCGCGTGCGAGCACTGTGGGAAGGAGACGGTGTCACACCCTTGTCCGGACCGCTTCTGTGGCTGCGGGTTCTACAGCTTCAAGAAGCCGCATCAGCTGCTGGAGCAGACCGTCCCGACCTTCGGCAAGGTGAACCCGTGGGTCGTCTACGGGGTCATCAAATTCTGGGGGCGGTGCATAGAGCACCGTTCCGGATGGAGAGCGCAATTTGCCTCGGTTGCGCTGCTCTGTACGACCGACAAGGCGCTGTGCGAACGGTATGGGGCAGAGCAGTTCGCCGGCACGTTCCAAGAATTCTGCCAGGAGGTTGTGGGTGATGTCTGAGAAGATTGTGTTCACGATGAGGCTCGCGGATCCAAAGAAGCACTCGAACCGCTTCGACTTCGAGGCGGGGACCGCTGGCGTAGCCGACAAGTTCAAGCCGTCGTTCTACGTGCCGAAGGCCCACTTTGACGGCGTCCGCCGAATCCGCGTCACGATCGAAGAGGCTACGGAGTAGGGATCCGCTACACGCGACGCGACGCGACGTTCACCGACAAGGGTTCAAGGACCCGAAAGGAGAGTTCCGTGAAACGCTTTACAACGACACAGGCCGCGAAGGTCGTCGGCTGCTCGAAGTCGACGATGGCGAGGCTCGCGGCTGCGGGCAAGCTGGAACATGAGAAGAAGGGTTCGCGCTACGTGATCCTGGCGGAGAATCGGTCCGCTCTGGTCGAGAAGGTGAAGGCGATCTTGCCGCGGCACGGGTGGAAGCGCCGGCCGAATGGCTCGGCTCCGCCTAAGGCTTCGCCTAAGGCTTCGCCTCCGATCGAGAGCGGAACGCTCCTGCCTGTCATCACCTGGCTGGCGTTGCCTGAGGAGGCGCGCACGCTGCTCGTCGAGCTCGGAAGGAAGTTCAGCCTCGCGGAGCTGCAGCTCCTGCGGAGTCTGTGATGCTGCGCAGACGCCTCTTCCAGGTTGAAGTCGAGGTCGACAACGCATCGCCCTACGCTGCGGACTCCGAGGAGATGCGGCAGGTGATTGAGTCGACGCTAACGCCTCCGGATGCCACGGAGTATGGCATCCGCCACGTCAATGTGACGCTCATCTCCGATGAGGAGGCCGGGACGCCCACGTAAGGCTACGTGCCCCGTTGATTTCCAAAATTAGCTGGGGTATAATAGGACATACTCGATCGAAGGTTCATCGACAAGCGTGCAGTTCGTTCACCGGGGCACAGCCCCACCAAAGCGGTGAGAGCCGCAAGGAGTCAGGACAGTGGGAAACATCATCGACTCGTTCAAGGCGCAGCTCGACAAGTACTCTCCGGATGAGATCAAGGCCCAGCTCGCGAAGCTGAAGGAGCAGCAGGCCCGGCAGAAGGAGAAGAACCAGCTCCGCCTGCAGAATCCCGAGGCGAAGGCCAAGCGGGCAGCGTACAACGCCACGCGCAACGCGAACCCGGACGTTCAGGCGAAGCGGAAGGCGTACCACGAGAAGCCCGAGGTCAAGGCCCGGATGACGGAGTACAGGAAGCGCCGGAACGAGATGCAGAAGGCGCTCATCGCCAAGGCGAAGGAGCTCGGCCTCATCCCGTCGGGCGACAGCGCATCGGCCTGAGGACGCAAGGGGGAGGACAGCCACTCCCCCTTTTCGTTTGGGTGGAGTTCGACGTTGACCGTCAAAGGGAGAATCTGATGCTTCACATCATCGTCACGTGCGGGTGTGGGTTCAAGAGCAAGCAGCTGGAGGAGGGCTCGGCGCACGCAGAGGCGACGGGCCACCAGCTCAGTGTGCAGGGGAAGATCGAGTCGGTCGACGCAGACTTCGTCCGCGGGATGAATCGGGCGAAGGCAACGCTCCTGCAGAGCAGGGTGAACGGTGCCCTGTGGGAGGAGGCCGAACGCGCCGCAGAATACGATCCCGTCATGCGCGGGCACCTCGACGCGATGCGGGGGCGGTCATGATCCGGTCGACGAAGCCGAATGCGATCGTCCTCCTGAGCGGGGGCGTCGACTCCTCAACCCTCCTCTACCAGCTCGCCTACGAGGACTACGACGTGACGGCCCTGTCGGTTGACTATGGGCAGCGCCACGTCCGCGAGCTCGCCGCGGCAGAAGCGGTTGCGCACCGTGCAGGGGTTCCCTTGATGCATACGGCCGTCGGCCGGGCACTGGCTCCGCTCTTCGCCATGGCGAACAGCAGCCAGGTCGGCAGGCAAGTCGCCGTGCCGTTCGGCCACTATGCCGCGGAGACGATGAAGGCGACGATCGTTCCGAATCGGAACATGCTGCTTCTCTCCATCGCCGGGGCGCTGGCCGAAGCGATCGACGCTCGGGTGATCGCGTATGCCGCCCATGCAGGCGACCATCCGATCTATCCGGACTGCCGACCGGAGTTCTACGCCTCGCTGAACGAGGCCTTCGGCCATGCGACGGAAGGCCGCGTGGCCCTGGTCGCGCCCTTCGGCAGGATTACGAAGGCTGATATCGTGGCGCGGGCGCATGTGCTTCGCGTGCCGCTGGCGCTGACCTACAGCTGTTATATGGGCGGCGAGCAGCACTGCGGGAGGTGTGGCACGTGTGTTGAGAGGCGCGAAGCGTTTCAGCTTGCCGGGGTTGATGACCCCACGAGGTACGAAGATGTCGCGAGGTAAGCCGGATCACGTCTTCGACGTTGTCAGGAAGGTGGAGGGCCGCGACGGCGAGAAGCCCTTCTGGAAGCCGATCGGCCGAGCGGCCCTCTGGATTGATCGTGACGCGAAGAAGATCACGGGCCGCCTCGAGCTGAACCTGATCGACGGCTCCTTCCACCTCTTCGAAAGAGACGAGACGAGGCGCTTGGGCGGGGACGAGGTCGTCGCACGCGTCAGGCAGACAATCGCGATGCCCGAGGACGATGACCTCGGCATCTGATGCTCACGTTCAAGGACCTCCGCATCTTCCTGTGGACACTCCTCTTGACGTGGCTCTTGCAGTGGATCCTAACATGACCGTATACATCATCGTCAAGCTGCGCGCCGCGCTGATCGACTACGTCGAGTCGGTCTGGGACGAGTACGACATCGCGATGGCCGAGCAACGTCGCCTGGAGCGGGCCGAGCCCCGCAACGACTACATCGTCCTGAAGAGGACGGTGAACCAACGGAAAGGGGACCGGGATGAACATCAAGGCTGAGCTCGCGATCATCGGGGTGCTGATCATCCTGATCGTCATCGCCCTGGCGGTGATCGGATGACCCTCACATGGTGGGAGTATGAAGACCTCCTCGAGCATCTCCGCTCGCGGGAGGATATCTGGATCCAGAGCGAGGAGAATCCCTTCCTCTGGCTTCGCGTGGACGATGAGGCTGCAAGCTGCCTGGCGTTGAGCTTCTCGCCACCGGCAGACGCCGACTCGCCCTACAGACTGTATCAGCTGGAGGTGATCCCCCTCGAATGGGAAGCGGACTACGTGACGCGCTACGCAACGCGTCTCCTCGAGCATTGGACGTCGTACTCCCAGCGGAGCCGCGTCGCCCAGTTCCTGGTCGAGGAGGTCGGGGTGAAACCCGAGCTCTCGGAGCTGGCCGCCATCGCAATTGAAAGCTTCGACTGGATCAGCAGGCCGGAGGAGCTGCCACCTCCTCCGACGCAAGCTCCGCTGTACGCCGACGTCATCGCTCCGATGATGATCAACGTTCCGGATCCTCTCGACATCGGAACGTGGCAGCTGGCAGGAGGCGGGTACGTCCGCCTACGGTTCGCCGGAGGGATGATGTCCGTCGCGCTCTCGATCCCATCCCACAAGGCCTTCGGCGCTGGCTTTGGTCCCCTCCTCACAGGCTTCGTCAGGCCGTCCGACGGCCGCGTCAACGACAGCATCGCCTTCCTGAAAGGATACAAACGTGCAGCAGATGGAACAGCGGATTATACCCTTGCGGCCGATCGTCCAGAATCAGTCGGCGATCAAGGACTTTCAGAACTGCAAGAGGCTCTGGGCCTGGAAGCGGAGGGAGAATCTGGAGCCGGTGGGCAGGCGGAGCGCTCCGGAGATCGGGACAGCGACCCACAAGGGCCTGGGGATCCTGCACTCGGGCGGGAGCCTTGACGAGGCGCTGGCTGCAGCCCGTGCCAAGCTCACGGAGCGGGCAGGCCCCGCCACCCGCTTCGAGGACAAGGACCTCGACGAGGCCCTGGAAGTCGTCGACCGCCTCCTGCCCGAGTACATCGCCCACTGGACCGCGGCAGGCGACCTGTGGACCCCGCTGAACCAGGAGATTGAGTTTTTCGTCGAGGTCGGAGAAGGGAGCGGCGCCTGGCTGCGCGGCAGAGCCGACAATCTGTCGACCTACAAGGACGGCCTGGTCCTCGTCGACTACAAGACCGCGGGGCGGATGGACCCGCGCGACCTCCTGAAGTATGAGCTCGACATCCAGCTGTCGGCCTACATCTACGGCCTGTCCAAGCAGCTGACGGAAGACAGCCTGAAGCGCGGAGGGCAGCCCGTGCTGATCCGCGGCGCGTTCATCGACGTCCTCGTCAAGACGAAGATCCCCCAGTTCGCGCGGGAGTTCTTCGGGCGGACGGCAGCCGAGCTGGAGGAGTTCGAAGGGGAATTCATCGAGATTGTCTCGGACATCCGCTCGCGTCTCGACCGAGTCGACGCCGGCGAGGATTGGAAGACCGTCTTCTACAAGAACACGGAGCACTGCTTCCGCTTTGGCACATGTCCATTCCGGGACGTTTGTCTGAAGGATACGCCGACGAGGCGCGCTCTCTACAACCACCGCGAGCCTGACTACGTCGACGCCGCTCAGGCGGAGCTGGACGCAGCATGAGCGCCCGCCCCGGGCCTGACGTGCTTGCCGCCCTCACGTATGCGCTGGCCCTGATGCGTGGCCGTCTGGACGTGGAAGCGCCGTTCAACGCCGCGATTATTCAAGGGCATATCTACGCGCTTATCGAGTGGGCCGCTGCCGCTCCGCTTCCTCCCGCCCCCGATCTCCGCGAGGCCCCGCGAGGACTGGTGGAGCAGTGGAGGAAGCGTACCGCGACGTACCAGCTTCGAGCCGATACGCACAGCGATCCATACGGAGATACCGCCCACGAGTGGCGCGTGCGGTCGATGGAAGTGCGAGAGTGCGCCGACGAACTCTCCGCCCTGCTCGATCCACCCGGAGGCCAGAAGTTGTAGGGGTTATCCGTTGGCGCACCTCTACATACGTCAATCAAGCGCCGACAAATTGGAGCTAGAACCCAATGGAACAGCATGTACAGACTCTCGTGAAGCGGGCCAGCGAAGCGGCATCGGCTGACGAGGCGATGAAGTTCGCGCAGGCAGCCTGCAACGCCGCGAACGCCATGTGTGCGCTCGCGAACAGCAAGAAGTAAGACAGGGCGGCTCATGATCCCGCGTGATTGTGGGCCGCCCGATCCACCCGGAGGGACACGATGAAGCTGTTTGGTCAACTCGTGCGAACCGTAGTCAACGTAGCCTTGATTCCTGTGGCTGTTGTCCGAGACGTTGGCGATTTGATGGTCGGCGAGCCTGCCGAACACACTGCCGACGCCATTGACCAACTGAAGGACGAAGCCAGCGAGAAAGACGATGACTAAGCCGGAGGCCTCGATGACGGATCTCGCCCAACAGGTCAAGCGGTACATCGACCACTCGGACTGTCAGATCGCGCCGCCAGAATCGGGAGCGGCCCTCCTCCGCGATCTGTGGGCCGACCACCAGCGGCTGACGGCCGAGATTGAGGCGACGTGGAAAGGCATCGAGCGCGGGTTCGCCATCGAGCCTCGCGCCCTCATCGAGCAGGAGTCGAAGACCAACGGATTCAAGTATGGGCTGGCTCAGGCGATTCACACGATCTGGAAGCGTGAGCCTAAAGTGGAAGCCGCCGAAGCCCGCGTCACCCGCTTAGAGGAGGCGTTGAGGGGATTGGTTGAGGCGCACCACGGATACCACGTAGGACTCGGACCGTGCGTCTGTCCTGCACACGAAGCAGGCAGGGCTGCTCTCGCCCCCACGGAGCCGAGAGGATGAACATCACCCTTCTCCCCGGTCACCTTCTCGTCGTCAAAGACCCTCCGACCACGGAGAGCGCCGGAGGCATAGCCTACCCCGACGTCGAGACGATCTACCCGACGTCGGCCTACGTTCACATCCATGAGAAGGGAGGAGAGATCGCGGAAGACTTGACCCATCGACGAATCATCTTCGCGAAGTTCGCGGAGCGCGACTTTGAATGGAAAGGGACGACATTCAGCGTCGTGGCGGAGGCCGCCGTCCTAGCAGTCTGGAGCAGGCGTATGAACAAAGAGGAACTCAAGGCCGAGATCGGGAAGTTCATCGACGAGAACGTGACGGAGGAGTCGGGCGAGGTCGACCTGGACGAGGCGGGGACGGACATCGCCAACTTCATCGACGAGCTCGACGGGGACGACGACGCGGAGGCAGGCGCCGAATCGTGAGCGGAGCCGGCGCTTACCTCATGTATCACGGCCAGGTCTGGGGGGAGTTTCGACTCGCGTCGACTCCCTTCGGCAAGGTCGTGAAGCTGCAGCTTCGGCGAGACACCGACTTCGTCGATTTGCTCGAGATGACGATCGTCGGCGGGAAGCTGCTCTATGCAACGGCGGGGAACGTCCCCGTCCTGGGAGGGGAGGTCGAACATGCCGACGGCAAAGAGCCTGCCTAAGCTTCAGCGGACGGATCTGCTGAAGGCGAGCTTCGCGACGCTTCTCGGCTACGGACCTGCCCGTGGAGGCAAGACGCGTAGCGTCGAAGAGTGCTACAGGCAGGGGCTCTCGCCTGTGATCATCGCTACGGAGTTGGGGGAGACGCATGGGCTGATGTCCCTGTCGTCGTCGCCGATTCCGTTTATCAAGGTCTCGTCCCACAACGAGACTATGGAGGTGATTGCAGAGCTGGGGAAGAAGCCGGGGAAGATCGAGTATGAGCAGACCGAGTTTGGAATGGTCGTACTCGACTCCCTCACGCAGTGGGGAGAGTGGCCCCTGGAACGCTTCGTGGAGCTGAAGGGCTGGGGGGACCTCTCGACCCCCGCAGCCTCGAAAGATCCGCGAAGTGCCTACGGCTACCTCGCGGAGAAGGGCCGGTCGCTCTACACGCGGCTCTTCCAGTTGCACGGTCACATCTACATCATCGCCCGCGAGGGCCTCTTTGGTGGTGAAGGTGACGTTCCTCAGTTCGCTGCGCCCGAGCTACCAGGGCAAAAGCTGCCGAGGGAAGTGCCAGGCTGGCCGGACGCAACCTTCCGGCTCCGCGTCGTAAACGGGAAGTATCGGATGATTGTCCAGGGCGAAGGCAACAGCCCTGCCGGTGTCCGCCTGCCTTCCGGCTTCCGCGCTCTTCCTACCCGTTGCACCAACAACATCCCGGCGCTGATCCGCTACATGTCCGGGGATCAGACCGCCTACACCCTCCTCGATCCGAAGACTGCGGAGGGGGAAAGGAGCGGGCAGGATGCAGCGACTGCTCCTGTTCTCACTCCTGCTTAGTGCAGGAGCGCTCTTCCTATTGCACCCACTTCTGCCGCTGATCGCAGTGGTGGCTGCAATCTACATCACCCAAGCAACGTCCGAAGGAGAATGACGACATGGCTCAGATCCCGAATCCCTCCCGCGTCGGAGACATGCCCTCTGGGGAACCCTTCCCGGAAGGGACGTACAACGTTCGCCTCGACAAGGCGGACTTCAAGCTGTCGAAGGACAAGAAGATCCCGATGGCTGAGTGCGCGTTTACCGTCTTCGGCCCCGCGTCGGCCGAAGAGTTCCACGGCAGGAAGGTCTTCGAGAACCTCATGCTCGAGGGCGAGGGCCGCTTCCGGACGCGTCAGCTCCTCGAGGAGACCGGCGAGGACGACGAATTCGTCCTCGAAGACACCGACCAGCTCGTCGGTCGGGAAGTCGGCGCCGTGATCCTCGTGGAACCGGAGCGGACGGACACCGCGTCGGGCAAGAAGTACGGGGCGAAGAACAAGATCCACCGCTTCACGCAGCTCGTCGACTAGCACAACAGGCTTACGGTACATGGGCTGACGCACGACGCGTCGGGCCATGTACCGTAACCGCTTCCGTCAGGAGGGGAAGATGCCAGAAGATGTAGCAGAGTACGGACTGACACGAGCTGCGAAGGTCCCGTTGGGGAAGCATGTCTTGCCAGGCGGGACGACGCGAAGCGAAAAGGCGCCGGGCTACCATATGATCCCGCCGACGGCGCTGCGGCGGGTGGCGAGGCGCTATGATCTCGGAGCGGAGAAGCATGGTGAGGGGAATTGGCTGCAGAGCCTGACGAGCGAGGAGAACGCCCTCGCCTTTTGTAAGGAGGCCTACAACCACCTGGTCGAGCACCAGATGAAGATGCAGGGTGGGCTGGAGCCAGGCGACGACCACCTCGCTGCGATCGGCTGGGCGGTGTTCGCACTGATGGCCGTCGAGGAGAAGTACGGCAAGCCATGGACGGAGCTGACGCGATGAAGCTG